CGGACTGCCGCCGCTATCTCTGCCATGGCAGGACGAACGGCGACAGATCAACGGCCGGCGGATTCGCGAACGGCTCCAGCAACGCGGCGACGTGTTGCGCGTTGCGCACGCTCACCACTTGCGCACCTTCGTACGCGCCGACCGCACACAGCGACACTTCCAGCAGCCGGCCTTCCTTGACGATCGCCGAGCCGTCACTATGCCGGCCCATCGCCAACGGTTTGAAGCCGACCGACATCGCCGGCAAGTGCCCCGTCCGGACGTCTTCCAACGCTTCGTCGCCGACGTGGCCCGTCTTGATCCGGAACGCGCCGAGTAGGCCGGCGTCGTCGTCGGCCCACCGCGTCGACAGACCGACCGCCGCGCCCGAGTGGCCGTGCCCGACCAAGAGCGGGATCTTGGTCTCACGTTGCCGGATGGACTTGGCGAACGCGCCGCGCGCGATCCGCTCGCCGGACGGATTCGGGACGAGATAGCTCGTCTCGTCGTACGGCACCGCGACACCGGTCACGATCCGCGTCTCTTCGTCGACGTCGCGGACTTCCATCACGAGATCGGTGGTCATGGCGTGCCCTTCGTGAGATCCGGCGGAGCGGGTGGCGTGTTTGGCAGGTTCGGATCGGCGGCCGTGCCGAGCGGTGGGAGCCCTTCCCGGGCGCGGACCTCGTCGCGGGTGAAGATGCCCTTGTCAAGCCCGACACTGTAGGCCGCGAACCGGGTCGCCGTGTCAGCCTTGAGCAGTGCGTCAGTGTTGACGCGCAGCTCCGTGCCAAGTGGAAACTCCGCGTCCAGGCATGACTCAATCCGGCGAATCCACGGCATGAGTGAGTCTTGGCGGTAGTCGATGTTTCGCGACTCGACGTTGGCGTAGGTCGACGTGTCGCCGGGCACGCCGAGTTTGTACGCCGGCACGTGAAACGCCATCGCGATATCGCGCAGCGACCACGTGCGGGCCATGTCGAGCTGTGCGTCAAGCGGCGTGACGGCGAGCGGCACAAACTCGGTCGTTGCGTTGAGTACGGCAATCGAGCGGGCGGCCGACGCGCCGTGCGTGGCGAGCCACTTGTCCCGGAGCGCGCCGGCTTGCGTCGAATCCATGTGCGGCTGACTGGACTTGAGATAGCCGGCCGGGATGCCCGAGCGATACTGACCGGCCGCGTACGTGCGCACTTGGGCGGCAAGCCCCAGATCGGCAAGATGCCGCGTCAGCACGCCGTGCCCGTGACCCTTGCCGTAGGACGGCTCACCGCGCAAGTGCATGAGCTGCTCCGGCGGGATCTCGTGCGGATCGCCGTTGGCGTCTTCCACGTAGTAATGCCGGTTCCCGGGATCGCCGTCGATACTGACCAAGTTCGGATTCAAGATCCACATAGGCGGACGCGGCGAGCCGTCCGCGCCGAGCAACGGCGACCACGCATAGCCGTCGCCCCACCATAAGGCCGACGTGATCCACTCCGTCCAGAACTCGACGGCCGAGAGCTTTACGGCGTTGACGCCGGGCGCGCCGGCATGTTTGCGGCCGTCCGGGCGGAGCCCTTGCGGGTCGTCGATCCATGCCGGCGTGTCGAGCTGTTCCCACGCTCCCCGGTACACCCGCCAGGGCAGGCCGGCGATCGCCGAGCTGATCAGCGACGTGCAAAACGACACACCCGGCACCGACACGAGCCATTGCCCGGGCGAGCCGGCACCCGGCGGCGGGTTGCCCCACGGTCCGCCAGTGCCGTCGCCGCCGGCCGGCCCGTCCCACCAGAGCCAGGGTTGCTGAATCTCCCACCCGGCCGGGCTGTTCAAGAGAATGTCTCGGCCGTCGGTGGCGGTGAGCACCCGGACGCGCTCCTGCATCCCGAACAGCTTCCGCAAGCTCACCATATGGCGCTCAACTCCACCGGCATCGGGGCATGATCACTGGCCCACCGCGCGGCGGCGAGCGCGAGCATGGTCACGCCGGATTCATCACGCGCGAACGTCCACGTCTGTCCGTAGGGCCGTCGCCGCGCACCTGAGAGGGCTCCAGACAGCTCGGGAGTGTCCGGCATAGGTGACACCTGCCCCGCGCGGATTTCGTCGTGCAGGAGTCCGCACGCGATCGCGGTGGTGCGTCCGTTCATCGCGACCAAGACGTCGCTCACGTCGTCGTCGGCGGCCAGCTCGGAGAGCACCGTCGCCGCCGGCCCGGTCGCGTCCGCGCAGATCGCCACCGGCCGCCACTTGCGGAACAGCTCACGGAGCCGGTCGGCGACCCATCCAACGCCGCCGCGCTCATCACGCACCACGTCGACAACACCCGCGCAGTAGACGACGATCGCGGCGCGCGACCGGTCCGTCGCGACGTCGAATCCGATCGCGAGTTCGCCGGCCGGCCACCCGCCGCCCCACGCGTTCGCCGACCACGCCACCGCGTCGAACATCGGGGCCGAGAGCACCGGCACCCATTGATTGAGCCATTGCTGCCGGAACTCCCACTCCTCGACCGCTTCGCGTGCCTGCCGGACTCGCTCCGCGCGGCGGGTGTCCCAATGCGGCGACGCCGCGCGCCATACGTCCGGGTCGTCAATGTCGACGTCTTCCGGTGGCGCGGACCATTCCAAGATCAACACACTCGAGTGCGTCGACGGCTCGCACTGCTCGATGCCCATCGCCCGATACCGCGCCATGAGATCGCTCGCCGACGTGCCGGCCGTCGACACCAGCCACAACTGCGGCTGTGCCGACTCCGCCATGGTCGGCGCAAGCGCGCCCTCGACGACGTGCCGGCTCACCCGCCACGCTTCATCAACGAGCACCATGCCGAGACTGAAGCCGACGCCGGCTCCGTCGTTCGCGGCCTGCACCATCCACCGCGACCCGTCGCCGAGTTCGATCCGTTGCTCGCCGTTGGCGCGGCGCACCGTCACCCCGTCCGCCACCGCCTGCCGGGACGCGCCGCGCCACACCTCCTGCGCCGCGTCGAGCTTGTGCGCCAGATGCAGCACGTGCTGCGGCTCCCCGAACCGCTCCGCTTGGTGAATGCGCCAGTCACAGAGCACCCGCTCCAGGTGCGACTTGCCAACCTGACGCGGCGCGGACTGCACGACGGTGCTCCACACGAGATTGCCGCGCTTGTCGTGCTCCAAAGCCCGGCACAGCACGAGCTTTTGCCACCACCGGAGCCCATCGGTGGGCCGTAAGTGCAATCCCGGTCGCGATTCGGCCCATTCGATGGCTTCCGGGCCGTAGCTTCCGACCGATCGGGGGTGCTTCCCGGTCATGATCCGGGGACGTGCCGCCGAGCGCGGCGCACGTCCCGGCAGATCAAGCAAGATCGCCAGGAGAGTGATCCAAAGCGAGAGAGATTCTACGGCGATAGCCGTCCGATAGAAGCGCCGCACAGAAAAAAACGCGGCCGCACGCCGCGCTCTGTGTGATCTTTTCTTCGTTGCGTTCGCGATCTTCGATGTGATCATTCGTCGTCACCATCGCGGCGTCGCCGCCCGGCGTCGGGCCACCGCTCGCACGGTGGTGAAGGTGCCGGCCGATCGGTTGCCCGGGCACGACGGTGTGCGCCAGCGATGTTCGGGTGCGACGTCGAACGGGTTGCCGCCGAGTGCGACGTCGACGCGGTGCCCGAGATCCCACGCCTGCCCGGGTGCGATGCGCTGGCCGCAGCGCCAGCACGTGACGCCGCCGCCGGCCACGACCGGGGCGAGCTGACGCCGTAAGCGTGAGCACATCGTGCGCACGGCGACCGACGATTGCGACGGCGACCGGGCCAGCGTGCTCCCGTTGATCATGGATTCCCTAACGATTGTCGGCGGCGGATGGCTGAATCATCCGCGCGCGCCCGGGCGTAACGCAAGGTGACGGAAGCAATTAACTCAAGGGTTGTCTGTCTGTCTGTATCTGTCTGTCTGTCTGTGCATACCGATCAGCATTGCGACTCGCATTGCGGCTCGCATTGCGTTTCGTATTGCGATATGCACAGCGTTACGCACAGCTGTGAATTACCGGGTGACTTCGCCGACGACAAAGCCCGCGACCGGTTCACCGTCGAGGTATCCGGTCAGGTGCCCGACCACATGACTCGACATGCGGTTGATCCCAACGAGATAGGTCAGCCGCGACTGGATCGCGCCCGGTGTCCGGTTGAACAGCAGCGCGAGCCGGATCATGGTCGCGTCCTCCCGCGTCGCTTGGTCGACCAGCGCGTCGTCCTCGTCAGGTGTCCACCGTTTGCGGCTGCTCGCCGGTGATCCGCCGCGCGTGACTTCAAGCTCACGCATGAGACCGGTGTTCAGCTCGACGATGTGGAAGTACAGATCGAGCAGACTGCTTGAGAGCGTGCGGTATCTGCTGATCAGCTTGTGCACTGGCATCTTCGGCTGCTGCTCGATCAGCTTGATCAACGGGATCAGCACACCGTTCGCGACGTCGGGTGGCAGCAGCTTCGTCCATGCCAGGTTGGTCCCGTCCATGAATAGACTCTGCCAACGCCCGCCGTTCTCATCCGTCATTCTGGGTGCCACCTTCTGTTGGCTGCCTTGCTGGCCTGTTCGCGGCGAAGGTCTGTCACCGCTTGCAATTGCTGATACTCGGCATAGTCGTGGATCAACCAGCCGTGCTCGTCGGGGGTGATGTCCCACAGTCCGACGCGCAGCAACGCGTCGACGTCACGCGTCGTCGCCCACACTTCGGCGAGATCTTCCGGCGCGACATACCCGTCTGTGCCCTGCCCCACCGCGTACGCCAACGCGCACCAGTA